TGTCTTGATCTCCCATAGTTCATGCCACTCCCCATTCATGATCTTGCTTGCATCGCTGCCCCCTATTCCAAGGGCGCGCATGGCTTTCTCGTCTTCTGTTAGACCTAGCTGCATCAGGATTGTGCCTTTGTTTTCATTACGTTGTAACGATGGATGGAAATTTTGCGGTGGAATAATTTATCTAGGGCATACTCCCTTAACTCTACTGGTTTGGGGAACCACTTCTTTGTCATACGGACATGCTTCAATGTCTCACGTAGCAAGTCCTCTGGTATTTCTTCAATCGCTTCAAGGTAGAACTTGGCAACAACATCCCAATTGTCTGGCACCTTGAATAACTCAAGAGTTTCATCAAGCAGAACCATGGCTAGCTGGGGATCGCATGGTTGCAGGTGTTGCTCAATGATTTCGACCGCCTTCTCGCACTCATCAGTGGACAGTATCGGTTCGTCCGTTGCTCTCCATTCGCTCACTATATGCAGAAGCGAGCCCAGAACGTCGCCGCTTTCTGCCTTCTTCACCGCTTGGCTTACTAGTGCTGGACGATTTAACGCGCCCCCATTTGATTTCGTTTCTGATCCAATTATGGAAAGCCCTGTCCCATGCGAGTTTGATTCCACGCTGTCCAGTGATGTCAATCCAGTAGTCGATAAAGCATTGGATTTGCTCTTCGACAAAGGGTTCCGATGTTTTTGCAACACATCTTTCTCTAGTTCCTTCGTCAGGTCGCCAATCTTCTGTGATCCTCGACCCCCTTTTGCTCTTCTTGCCTTCGCTTCCTTGCCCACGCGCGCTCTCCTTCTTTGTTGATATTTTAATTGGTTCTTTTATGTGGGACATATCTGTCCTACTTAGTGGGACATATTTGTCCTCCTCAGTAGGACATATTTGTCCTGCTGGATTGTCTTCGGTGATTGAATAAGTATTGGTATGCCCGTTGTAGCCTTGCTGCCTTTCAATTAGATCGGCATTAATAAGCTCAGCCATGGCGCGCTGAACACTTCGCAAGTGGATGCCTAGTTCATTCGCTAGTGTTTCGCGGGAAGGCCATGCCGTATCATTCTCACCCACGAACAGAACGAGGCGTGCGTACAGTAGCTTGGCATTGGCACTGAGATCAGTGCGCCTCATTATTTTTAGGGGAATGGGTGCGAACATATTCTTCCTTTAATTTCTGGTACTTAACAAAGTCATCCCAGTGCATGACGACTAGGGGTGGTTGCCTGTCTTCAACTAGCAGAAGGTAGGACACACCTTCTATGTACTGCTTGATTAGCTTCCAGAATATTCTGTTGGAAGCGCGCCCCTTAACTTCGCAACGCTCACCTGTTGGCAAGACTATATCACCGAAGTGTTGCCCGCCAAGTGCGCCACTTAATGGTACACGCTCAGCGGCTATGCCTTGCTCTTTTAATTTATTAACAAGGTTCCGTTCTATGCGGTTGCCCTTGTCCCTCTGCCTCTTCCCCATCTGTGCCTCTCATTGGTACAAGTTTCAGTTCAGTGTTGAGAACAGCACACCAGCTTATCAAGCTGTTTAATTGTGGGTTGCGTATGCCGCTCTCCCATTTACCGCACTGGCTTGGCCTTGAATCCATGCGCAGATCAACCTCGATCTGAGATAGGTTCAGTTCGTGCCTGCGTTTAATCAATTCTTTGACGAGTGCTGATGGGATGCCTTGGTGGTCAGACATACTAGCCTCATATTTATCTACTGCACATTATTATATAGCATGTGCAATAGGAATAGAAGGGGGGCTACTACAATTTTTTTTAAAATTCCCCCCAACCAGCAGACTTGGCCCATTGGTTATCTGCTTTGATGTTATCTTCATGCTGTTGAATCTCAGCCATCTTGCGTGGGTCACTAAGGCATTCGTCACAAATGGCACGCATACCATAAGGGTCAGTAAGGCCGCATCGTACTAGATGTTCACGCGTTCTGAATCCAGAATTAGTAACAACAGAGTAAGAAACTTTATTTTCACAGGTCATATTGTCTTCCTTGTGGATGTGGAATAAAAGTGTAATCGCATACTGGTTCTTGTTCAGTATACCCATTGATACGAAGCCATTCTCTTGCAAAGAAATCAATGGCTTGATCCCAATTAGTAAAGTGATCGTTTAAAAAATTTAAGCTAGCGCATAACGAGGGGAGGGTTACCCCTCTCCCTCTTAGCCATGCGATGTGTTCAATGGCAATCTCTTCAGCCATGTCATGTCGCTTGGTCGCTTTCAACAGTGGCCTCCAATCCTGTCTGTTTTATTTTGTACTGGTTTCCCTCTTCTATCAGGCGCCTTCGTGTAAACGACAGCATCTTCCAGAATCTATTGAAGTCCATCTTGTGGGTGTTGCAGTCATGCTCAGATTGAGTGAACATTTCCTGTCGTCTGTGGTCGTATACCGAGAGACAATTAAAGTTGTTCTCGTACCACTCAATCGATGTCAATAAGGGTTTCGTTTGTTACCTCCTTCCCTTGCTGTGCGTCTTCCCAAAAAGCCTTGGCGTCTTCTTCGCTATCAAAGATTTCACCGTTGTTGATATACATGCTGCTGATTTTAACCTGGCGATACGCAGAGTTATCCTGATACATAACCTCACGTCCCGTATCAGGGTGCTTGCTGGCATACACCTCGTCTACCATCATGGCACTAAGCAGGATTGTCACACGCTGCATGTTCTCCTCTGTGTTGGGGAGCAGCAGCTTGCCACCGAAACTACTGCCGGTGATAACTATATAATTTTTTTGGTGATCCACGACCATCACTCCGTTTTTGTTTTGCATCTTTCTTTTAACCAAAGTCATGCGACTTCCTTCCTTTTCTCAGGGTTAAGTAAATACTCGTATGCCTGCCCCGCTTGTGTTGCTGCCTTTCTTAGCGCGAGGTAATCGTACTTCAACAGTTTGATGTAACCGTTGATGTAAGATTCGTGATTGATCTTGCTTGGTACTCCCATCATTGAAGAGATCAGGGCTGATCCCATTTCTGCTATCAATTCTTCAAAGGCATAATCCTTTTTCTCTAAGGATAATGTCCTATCCAATCTGGTTTCATGTGCTGTCCAGTGCGTCAACTCATGGAACAGTACATTCCAGTAGTGGTCTTCTGATTTGAATTTGTTGATGTCGGGCATGCCAATGTAGTCATGCCTTGGGTGGTAGTAAGCCCGGTCACCTCCATCTTTAATGGTGGGGTTAAGATCGGTAATCCAATTATCAATATTATTTCTGGTCTTAACAACAGGCTCGTCAGATACATGGGCAGTAGGTAACCCATTGATTTGACACCTGTTTAACACACCGAAGACACGCCAGAACCCGACAAAGTTAGGTGTGCCGTCATCGGTTTTCTTTTCCTTGGGCTCCCAATTATCTACCCATTTAATTATGGGTGTAGTCTTCTGCCCTTTGAATGATACATCTATTTTATTTTTTCTAGCGTAAGCTAAGAGTTGCTTGGGGGTACACCATTCGTTGCTGGTGTAGTTGTTAGTCTCTGCTGCTACCCACAAACCAAAGATATTTACACCGTGGTAATACTCATTGGTTGTGAAGTTGCGAGGCATGGGGTCACCTTCCCATGGTGATTCAAAGGGAGATAGTTTCTCTCCCTCTTGTACTCGCTTTAACTTATCGATCACCTGTTCAGTGAGAGATGCGAGAACTTCTTGCACTTTACTGCGTGAGCCTTGACCCATGACTTACCCTTCCCTATTCTTTAAGTGGTGGTTGGGCCGGACAGTTTTGCCTCCCTTTGTCTGTCCGGTAATTTACTTGCGCGGTCCCGGTTCTTCCTTGCTGGGGCCGCGTCTTTTTTATTGCTGCTTTAAATCCACCTTTAACTTCTACTACATACGGGGTGGCATGGTAGGTAAGCCCATAGTTAAGGGCTTCCTCCATGGTTTTAAAAAGTAGGGGGAATGTCTTCATTCTTAATACCCTGTGCCTCCGCTGCGAGTGACGCATACCCAATGCGGTCCACATAATTATCTATGTTCGAGCCACCATCGATTGTCCTGACAATCTTGTATGCCTCTAAGCAATCGGCCACCTGGCGGGGGGTAATGTCGGTGCGAAGTATGACTTGCCACATGATCGACGCGTCTAATAGGTTTTGCATTGCATCGCCATGCACATGCCCGGCACCTGTAACAATGGAGCGTGCGTTATTCATGGCTGTGTAACGGGTATGATTAGACATTGAGCAACTTGCTCCTTTCTGCTCGTAGGATTTCACTGACACGCGCGCCATCTATTCCATACACATCACCGATCTCTCGGTTGGTAAGGTGTGGCTTGTCTTCGTATAAAAGACAGACACCCAGCCTTGTCTCGGCTGTGATTGGACGGGCAGTGGCACGCGCCATCTTCATAGGTTTCTTTCTATGAAGTTCTTCTTCGATGATGCACCTGATTGCGGCAGCGATTTGCCTGCGTGTAGAGCATCCTTCTCTTCCAAGGGTGACACCTTTGGCGAGGTCTTCAAGCCTTTCTCTGGCATTGGGCATGCTCATAAGCTGTTCTCCAATGCATTGATTTGTCTTTGTAATTCAAGGATGTGTGTTTGATTCTGCCTTTCATTTCTTATTGTTAATTCTATAAGCCTGTCTTGCAGAGTATTGATTGCTGCAAGCATATTGCTTTGCTCTTGTTCCAAGTCAGTCATCGGCGGTGACCAGCAAATCCTCAGTGCAATACTGGAAGTGGCCCTTATTCGTGACGATTCTCCAATCGTAACGACTGCCTTCCTTTAATTGCATGGTGTTAATCACCTTATATTTTTCAATGATAACTAACTCGTCTCCTTTCTTTACTTCTTCTGGAGATTTGACGACGATCTTTTGCTTAAGAACTTTGCGTTGTCCCATGGTGGCCTCTATTTATTTATGACGATAACAACGGGCTGGTTGCCCATTGAATTAAGAAGATGGGTGAGCAACTGCTGCTTTTGCTCGTTTCCCATGGCAGTGACATGCTTCTTCCACCACTCCAGATCGTTGAGACGTTTTGTTGCAAGGAAGGGGTCCTCGGTGGTGGCTTGCTTTGCCTTTTTATTAGAGGACATGGCACCTTTGTTAGGGGCGGTAGCAATGACACGCCCAGTTAATTGGAGGCGTTCGATTGCCTCCAGCGTGCGGCGTTGTTTGCCTGCCGAGCATGTCGGTTTATCTGCACGAATTTGTAATGTGCAAATAATTTCTTCGGGTGTTGTTAGCTTTTGGTCGAGCGCCTCTTGCAATTGCGGAAGG